AGCATAATTGGTGCTGGCATATTTATTAGAGAATTCAATAAGTTGTCTGTAGAATTTCTTTAGTTCCTTCTCAACATTGTTGCACTTCATATCTAAAGCAGCATATCTACTCTTGATAACTACATTTGTTATATTTCCTCCATCTCCTACTTTTGAAGAATCAACACCTTTTCCCAATAGAAAGATATTATCTTTAACTAGTCGAAGTAATAGTTCTCTAGGTACTGTAGGTATTTCTACGTTAAGATATGAAACATCACTCTGGTCTGGAAGTTGTACCATCTTGTATTGTTTCATTTGTCTCATAGTATCTATTAAAGATTCTTCGTCTTGAGCAAAACCGGTTAGCTTGATTAGTGCTTCTTGGAACTCTTCTATATTAGATACGAAACCAGACGAAGTTGTATTATATACATCAAGCAACTCTTTGACATTAACCAGATCACTCTCTTTATCTCTGTTGTTGTATAGAGGTATGAATGGGATTTGTCCAAAGAACCTTTCTTCTGTCCCTTCACTTTTACCTTGATATACGGTTTCAGTTACAAAATGGGCCTCTGTGCTTGCAGTTACAACCTTGTCATCTCTTATCTCCATCTTAGTTAAAGAATCAGGTGTCCATACTTCTACTTGTGTAGTTTTATCATCAATATTATAGTATCTTATTAACGTTTCTAGCTCTTTACCGTAGTTATTATAGATAGGTATGATTTCCTTATCATGAACGAACGTGTACTGTAGCTTTCCATCATAGATATAGGCATATAACCAGGCTGTTGTATGCAATGAAGCATCATATATACCATCAATCAATAGATCAGTTAATTCAGGCATTTCAGCTGTGACTTCTTCAGCTAATAGATACTCTATCTTTTGATCCACAAGTAACCTAAAGTAGTTAGTATATAAAGTGGCTCCTTTATGGGTATCAATTGTACTAATTTTACCATTGCTTTGAATATCTACATACCTTTCGTTCTGGGTAGGTTTATAATTATAATATTCATCAGCGGCATATCTACCTTGCTTCTTTATTCTATCAGCTTTAATGATATCTATTAGGATTTTTCCTTTTAACATGAGATCACACTCCTTCTTATATTATTATACCATATATAAGCTATATAGATTCTTCGTTGTCTGTAACTTCTTCAGCTACTTCTTCAACTATCGGCATACCTGTATCTTCTTCCTCAACGTCTTTAGTAGCCTCTCTCTTTGCTTTCTGTAGCTTCTTCATAGATTTAGAAATCTTAGCCTTAGTAGCATCCGACACTACTCTCTTCTTGGTAGGTGCTGGGTGGGCCATATCTATATCATCTCCTGCTATTCTAGCTGCTTCAAGTATAGCTGGTACTTCTTCATCAGTTATAGGTAATACATCTTCGGGTGCAATAGTATTAATTGATAGAGCACACTGCGATTCTTTGGGCTCTTCTACGATCTTCTTATAATCTTTTAACAATCCATACGTTGAATTAGAATATACCCCATTAGTTCCAGCTCTAAATTTGATACCATTATAAATAACGACATCATTACTTGCTGCTTTATGTTCTACTGTTGTTGGTGACTCCTTCTCTTCTTTTACTTTAAACTTATCAAGCGTTCCTTGAGTTTCATTAAAGTATGATCCGTTTGTTTGAATACGAAACTTAAAACCTGCATACACTATAATCTTTATCATTGTCTTTAATCCCCTTTTCTTATTTTTTCTTTGTTCTCAAGTACTTTACTCTTCTTTTTCTATTTCTCGAAACAATTCTTTGATATCTTCTTCACTCATTTGTTCTTTTATCTCTGTTAGTAAGGCAATTATACAATTAAGGCAGAGTGGTATTATTATACTATTTACATCTAATACATAGGTTGCTACTGTCCAACTGTTATTTACACATATAGATGGATCAGTAATCTTACGGAACTCAATTGCCATAATACTTGTCACCTTCCATTATTTAGGTTATACGTTCTATCCTGCTTGGTTAGGTCTTTCTTCTTTTAAAAGCCTACTACTTTTCCACAGTAAATGAATCGATATTTGAGTCTAAATCTTCGATAAATCCCCAACAAACGATACAGATCTTCCATATCTTACCTTCTTCCCACGAATATCGGTTTATTGGGTGTTTCTATACGTTCTGCTAATTGTGTAAGTACGTCCTCCAGGTCATCGTGTGTATTTTTCCCCTCTTTTGAATAAGTTGTAAGGTGTGCAAAAGCTTCAGGCCATTTACCCCTCCAATTGCGTGGAAAGAATACATTGTTACATATAAATGATGCGTGTGATAATATACGTGATTTCTTGTTCTTGCTCTGCCAGAACCATTTAATCTTTGTTAATCTTGTCTTGAACGTATCCCATAGCAATCTTTCTATTGTACGAGCAAAACTACGGCCTCCATTGTTTGACTCAATCCAGGCTGTATCTACTTTGTTATTGACGAGTCTTTTAGCTAATTCTACCTCTGTTATCTCCATAGCGTCTTTAGTATAATAGATATCCAGAACATATGCTTGTCCTTTATATATAGCTGCTATTATTGTTGCTAAATAATCCTTGCCTTCGTCTGCTGTATCTACACACGCTATTATCTCGTATTTCTCTGGTAAAGTATCATACTCTATAAATTTACCATACATGGCCCCTTTTTCATCTACACAGTGATTATGGTAATTTGCTTGAAAGATCAGTGGATCCATATCTCTCTGTAATGTATGGTATTGCTCTTTATCGCATACATCATCACATAACATAGTATCTGTTTCTTCGTCATATGCTTCCATATTAAGTACGTACCACTCGTCTTTACCTTCGCTCTCAAGTAAACGGCCTATCAAGTCTTTTTTAGCCCATCTGGTCATACATACTATCTCTATACAACCTTTCTCTTTACGGGACAAAAGAGTACCTGTATACCATTTCCACGTATCTTCGAGGACTTGTTCATTGAAAGCCATCTCTATACCTTTAACCAGATCATCATTGATTATCCAGTTAGCTCCACGCCCTGTTATCTGTCCGTTCCTTGATGTTCCTAAGTAATTAAAGTACTGGCCTTCCAGCGACCATTTCTTCTTCGTTGCGTCTCCATACTTTACTCTGGTATCTGGGAAGATATCATTGTATATGATTGTCATTGGGTTATTATCGTTGTTCTCTTCTTGTATTATATCTCTGGTAAATGTACTAAAGTCCTTCGCAAGATCATCAGAGAATGAACAAGTGATAAACCTATTGGTGTTGTCTAAACCAAGTAGCCATGCTTCAAAAAGGATTAACGTACGGCTCTTTCCGTGACGAGGTGGCAAGGAAATGATTAGGTTCCTATATGGTAAACCATTGGCCATTAGTAACTTATCTTCAGAAAGATCTTGCAAGGTATTACACAACGTCTTTAAATGGGTTCTATGCTCTTTATAGAAGATAGGATCAATAATAGTACAGAAGGTCCAGAAAGAGCTCCTACAGTGTCTTATTTTGATCTCTTTAATTAAAGATAGCTTGTTTTCTTTCTCTGCTCTGGTCATTGGTTATTCCTCTCCCTCAAATTCAGATCCTTTAAATAACTCTTTAAACTTCTGGTAATATGGTCCTTCTACTGGTTTTCCATCTTCTCCAATAACTGGTATTACTTTATCAAATCCAAATAACTTTCTTAATCTTTCATATAATCTTTCTTTATCACTTGTCATAACGTTCTCCCATATCACCCATCATCTCATAACATTCGTTTAAGGTGCTTTCTAACTCTGCTATCTTCTTTCTCTGTACCTCTATAGTATTGTATGCAACATTAAGAGAGATATCAGTAGCCTGTTTGTACTTGGTGATGAAGTCTTTTACTGCTTTAAACATATTGTTCACTCCTCAATGAATAAAATAGCTGTAAAGGCCTAAAACGGCCCATTCTGTTCTTTCCTATACTAGGCTTAATCTTCTTCTTCATCAAGCATCTTGTCTAAGTCCTCATCACTTATGTTACTATACGTGTTCTCTATCTTACCTGTTACGTTTACATTGGTCTTGGTTAGTCCAAGTAATACTGATCCTAAATGATATGCTTTTATTCTTGCTGGTATATTGTTAGTTTTTGTTGTTGCTATCTCTTTTAGATCAGTTATTATTTCTTCTGAAGACCATAATCCTTTAGTAGATAATATCTCTTGTTGTTCTCTTATGTAGTCCTGTACGTCTTTTCTATTCATTAACTTGTTAGCTGATACTGCTGCTAATTGATGGTCCATCTGTTTATATACTGTAGTATATGCTGCTGCTCCTACTCCTGTCTTAAGGTACTCAATAGCAAACTCTAAATGTTTTGGTTTAAGCATAGTTTCATCTCCTTTCTATCTTTATTATATCATAATTTATATAGTTTATATAATATAATATATAAGAATGGTATATACTTTTCTCTATGTCTATCTATAATTGTACTATCTTTCTTTAAGTAACTATGTAGAGAACAACGGAGAAAAGAAGGCTATTACAAGAAAAAAATAAATGTTTTGTAATTAGCATAAGATCTTGAACTTCGTATGGCCGTTTTCAATATGATACATTTTATGGACTGGTTTTTAAATGAAAGAGAAAGACACCGACATGTAACAAAAGGATCCAAAAATATAGTAAAGATTA